GTGATCTCTTCAGCCGGAGTGAGCAGGGGATAACGATGGGATTGTTTGATGATCCAATCCACAGAGGTGGCCGGTAGGCCCATCGGCAGCAGTGGGGGAGAAAGTGGCTAGATTGCTGGCCTCAACCTTTCTTAGGTCTGAGGCGTCCGTAGCGGCAGGCTGCGGTGAGGCCGGCACCGCGTGAGGACCGGCCACCTGCCACCCTCTTCTGATCAGACCGTCGCCAAGGTCACCTCGTGACTCTGGTTCTGATACTTGCCAGCGCGGTCCTGGTAGCTGACGGCGCAGGGATCACCTTCAAAGAACAGCAGCTGACAGATGCCTTCGTTGGCATAGAGCTTGCAGTCGGCGCCAGAGCTGTTGCTGAACTCCAGCGTCAGGTGACCGCACCAGCCGGCTTCGGCTGGGGTCATGTTGGCGATCACACCCATGCGGGCATAGGTGCTCTTGCCCAAGCAGATCACGGTGACGTTGGGCGGCACGCTGAGCTGCTCCAAGGCCACGCCTAGGCCGTAGCTGTGGGCTGGCAGCACGAAGTAGCGGCCGCGCTCATCACCTTCGAGGTTGACGTTGCGCAGGTTCTCAGGGTTGAACGCCTTGGGGTCCATGATCGTGCCGGGCACGTGCTGGAACACCCGAAAGTCCGCCGGGCTCAGGCGAATGTCGTAGCCGTAGGAGCTGCAGCCATAGCTGAGCACCTTGAGGCTGCCGAGCTGGCGGATCAAGTTGGGTTCAAACGGCTGGATCATGCCGGCATCAGCGCGGACACGAATCCAGTGATCGGCTTTGATCATCAGACCTCCTCCCGTGCGCGCTTGGCCAGCACCCAAGCGGCAAAGGCCACGATCAAACTGGCGGTTTGATTGTTGATCGGTGCGGCGTGGGGGTAGCTATCGCGCCACCACTCCGCCAGCAGATCCTCAAGCGTCGGTGTGGTCGTTGTCATCGGTGGTGGTGAGCAGGCCGGTGTAGGTGGACTTGAGCGGGGAGCTGTCAGGGAGATCAGCGCGGCCGCTGGCTTCGTAGGCAGCGTCCAGGCGGTCTTGCCGGGCCTGCTGCTCAATCGGGTTGCAGTCGGGGTTCATCAGAAAGGCATTCCTGAGGTGGACTCGGCCTTAGCCTTTTGATCGCTCACGGCCAGCAGCAGATACTCATTGCCGGCCTTGCTGGTGCGGGGGCGCAGATTGGCGCGCAGTTGCACGCAGGCTTGGCCTTTCTCATTGGCCACCGGGTTCTGCGTGAGCGCCCAGTTGTAGAGCTTTTCAATCTCTTCCACCGGCACATCAGAAGAGGCCCAATAGGCGCCTTCTGTTTTGCGATCTTGGTTGCAGGTGAACCAAAGCGTGAAGGCGTCGGGTGCGAAATCAGCCATGAATCAATCAATGAGGGGAAGGTTGAAGTAACGGCGCAGCGCGTCATGCACCGCGCCGCTCGGCGTGAGCCGATGCTCATCCGCGTGTTGGCGGATCAGCTGCATCACGTCCGGCCAGAGGTGAGAGCAGACGGCCACGCTTTTGGTGCTGCGGCCGTAGCGCCGCCGAGAAGCGGTTGGCTTGCGTTCGCTAGCGCTAGTCATCTAGGGCACACCAGAGATAGGGGGTATGGCGGTGGGCATAGAAATCAACGGGGGCAATCGCTAACCCTTCATCCTCTAATGCCGCCAGCTCTCGTAGCTGCAGCCAGTACGACTTGACCCGCTGATGGGTGCAGAAGCGGTATTCAGCCGGCACCGCATTGGCTGAAGATTCCCACTGCAGCACTTTGCCGCAGAGTGCTGCAAGGTAGTGACCGTTGCTATTCCTCAGCAGCCAATAAACCCGGTGCAGATACGGATCGCTGCAGGAGCGTGAGATCGGCGCGGATTCGCTGAAGCAAAGCTCGCTTGGCGCAGTGGTTGCCGAAATAGGTGAGCCGGGCATTGTATGCAGCTTCTGCATAAGCCTCTGCTGCTGTTGCTTCAACTTCTCGGATGGCATCGCATACATGCGTGTAAGCAAGTCGGATGTGCTCATCAGGCGGCAACGGCATGGAGCTGCTCCATCAGGAAGTCGCGGTGGGCAGCGGTCTTGATGTAGTCAGCGGCCTTCTGCCCCGGCGGCAAGCTGAAGCGCTCTTGGAAGGCCAGCACGATCTGAGCGCGGCGCTCCTCGCTCACCTGAAGCACGGCCTGCACCAGCTCTTGGATCTCAGCGGCGTTGAGCTTCTCGGGGTTGGGGGAGCTGGGGCGCTTGGCCGGAACACTCTTGGTTGGTGCCTTGCTAGCGCTAGCGGCGGCTGGCGCAGCAGGCGCTTCGTCGCGCATCGGGTTCTCCACCTCGACCCGTGCCCACAGCTCATACCCCAACCCAAAGGCAAAAGCTGCAGCGGTGCACAGGCAGCGGCGGTGCGTGTCGGTCAAGGTCCGCGCCGTGATCCGCTCAAACGGGATCGGGTTGTTGCGGTTGTCCATGCAGGCCTGCGGAAAGTCCGGTGTCACCTGCTCGCCATTGGCGAAGTAGCCGACGACATAGCCGCTGCCATCCGGTGCGCGCCAGATGTGGCCGCCATCGGGGGCGGTGCTCAGCGTGAACTGCCAACCCGGCGCGTGGACATGCAACAGGTGGGCGATCTTGGCCCAATTCACATAGTCAGCGGCATAGGAGCCGCTGCCCTTGGTGGAGATGTCATCAGGCGTGATGACCCCACCAAGTTGCGGGAAATCAGTCATGGATGCGGTGTATCGGATGCCGCGTCGCTGCGGCACCCCTGCACCCTAGGCTAGCCAACGCTAGCCGTCAACCGTTTTCTCCCACGCCGCTAGTGCATCGGCAATCGGGTCGGAGCCATTCAGGCAGATCGACTCCCACTCGCTCGGCATCCAGGTATGCCAGCCGCTCAGCACGTTGCGCAGCAGGTCGCGCTGGCTGCTGGTGAGGCTCTGGCACTGCTGCTCCAGCTCCTTCCACGCCACCGCTGGCGTCAGCATCTTGGCCTTGGCAATCGCTTCAAAGCGTGCTTGATGTTCAGCGCTCAAGCTCTTGGCCTCCTCGGCTGACAGCGGCTCGGGCTGCTGCAGCCACTCCGGGGCCTCCAGCTCGCCCACAAAGTGCGAAAAAAACTCCGTCGCCCGCCACGGCACGCCGTTGGCATCGGTGATGGGCTGAGAATCCTTGAGGCGATCCTTCAGGCGCCGGTCGCTGACGCCGCTGTAGTCCCCTGCTGCCACCCGCGCATTGGCCAGTGCCAGCTGGATGAAAGTCAGCGGCTGCGGCTGATCGGTCTTGGCGTTCTGCAGCTTGTTGAAGCTCGAATCGCGCACCGCCGGGAAGCCCGCCTGCTCGCCCCACTCATGCAGCGTGCTGTGGATCCAGCCGTTGCGGTTGCACCACGCGGTCAAGGTGCGACCAAAGCGTTGACGCGCGGCTAGCGGCGGGTGGCTGTAGCGGTCGTGATCCAATGGAGAGGCTTCGCTAGCGGCTAGCCTAACCCTAGGAATGGGCAGCCGCCTCCCCGGCCCTTAGCCGCACTTCACTCACCACCCCATCGGTCACCACCACCCGCTCCACCCAATCCGTCATCAGGTGCCGCGTCTGTTCCAACGTCTTGGTCATCTCCGCCCAGGCCTCGGGCTGATCCAAGGCCTCCAGCGCATCCTTCAAGCTGAACCGGCTGCCGCCATCGTTCATGCACTCCTGCAGCAACGCATTCAGCCGGTCCTCCTTGCGCCCAATCACCTCCTCTAGATCGGGGTCATCCAGCAGGCGCAGGTCACTGATCTGGCTTTGCAACTGCTGGATCTCTGGGCTCAGCTGCTGCTTTAGCCGCAGTTCATCCACCACGCTGCCGTAGGCCAGCAGTTCGCGTTTCTCCCACAGCCGCTCCATCACAGCTTCCAGCACCTTCTCTTCGTGGATGTGCTTGCGAGGCCGGATCGGGCACACCTCATGCGTACAGCGGATGTAGACCGGCCCCTGCGGACGTGCTTGGTGATGCCGCATCAACCCACCGCAATGGCCGCAATACACCAGCCCGGTCAACACGCGGCTGCGGCGCTTGCGCAGCGGCGTTGAAGCGCGGCCCCGCAGCATCCGCATGATCTTGTGAATCTCCCCTTGCTCTTCGTGCGACACCAGCGCTGGATGCGCGTGGGGGTGAATCTCATCCACTTGGCCGGGCTTGTGCAATAACCGCCGCTTGTTGCCCTCCTCATCCATCACCCAGCGGCACGTTCCATACACCCGGCTGCCTGCAATGGCTGGATTCATCAACCATCGCCGCAACCCTTCCAAGCTGCGAAACGCTTGGCCGCATTGTTTGTATTGAAAATCAAAGGCTTCGCGCAAGCTGGCGCACTGCAAAAAGCGTTCCACGATCCGCCGTGCAATCGGTGCGGTCTCTGGATCGAGTTCGTAGTTCAGCTTCTGCTCGGTGTAGCGATAGCCATAGGGCGGCTTGCCCGATTGCGGCTTCATTTGCTTGCGGGCATACATCTGCCCGTGATGCACGCGCTCTCCGATCAGCTCGGATTCCATCTGCGCCATGCCCATGATCACGTTGGCGCAAAAGCGCCCCATGGCTGACGACAGATCAATGGACTGATCGAGGCAGATCAGGTTGGGCCAGCTCTCCTGGTTGAACAGCCGCAGCAGCTTGCCGCCATGCACCGACGAGCGGCTCATGCGATCCAGGCGCGTGCAGACCACCGTGTTCAGCAGGTGATCCCTGCAGGCCTCCATCAACTGCTGCAGCTGGGGGCGGTCGTCGCGGGTGCCGGAGCCCACATCCACGAACTCCACCACCGGCTCGCCAATGTCGGCGGCATAGGCGCGAAGGCGGCTCAGCTGCTGCTCTAAGGCGTTGGCTTGGTCGTCGCTTTCGGTGCTGACGCGGGCGTAGATCGCCGTCGTCATTCTTAGGCTTCGCTCCGGGCTATTGTGTGGTTACAGGCCTAGTCGCGCCAGAGCTGCTTGGCCTGTGTCCACAGCCGAAAAGCCGCATGAACACTGCATCCTC